CTATGATCAACGTAATTGTAGGGCCACTTAATCGTATAGGTACTCAGGCAAGAACAGCGGGTAGACTTGCGGCAGAAAAGCTAGACATTGCTAATCGGTATGAGATTGCTATGGACGTTGTAGTAGCTGACAGTAAGCTTGCTCTAGAAGTCATAGAAAAGCTTGAGAAACGCAGGGCTACTAAGGGAATAGGTCCATTTAGACTACCCCGTGATATGTACGATGAAATGTTCTCTTTAGGTATTCGCATAGGAAAATATGCGGAAGCAGACAGAGAAGATACATACAAATCCTGGGACGAGTACGTCATTGATGGGGCTGACGCCGTAGATGGCACGGTAGAAGATGCCAGGTCCACACTAAGAAAAATTGGGGATCAGACAATCGAAATGCTGGGGTTAGGCAGGTAAAGAAAAACCCCCAGACCGAAATCTGAGGGCTTCTTACTAGCTAAACGGGGGACCAACCCCGTCAAGAATATTATAGAATTACAAGGCTCCTAGGTCAATAGACTTGGGGGCCTTTTATATTTCTATAGGTACAAAAAATAGATCTTCTTTAGGTACATCAAAGAACCGTTCCCCGAAAGCAATCTTCCTATTAGGAACCTCAATAGTAGCAGAACCTAACAACTTATTACGGCCTACTATAGCCGCTCTAGTCATACTATTATTGAACACCATAAACTGAGTTGGTTTAGATAAAAACTTAGCCTTACGGGCAGGGATGTGAAGTGTATCATAGTGGAACTCCTGACCATGCCAGGTGGTCTTAACCTCTACTTCGCAGTAGAACCGTTTGTTATCTTTCTCTACCACAAGATCCACGTCATATTCATCAGCATGGTCCGTACAAGTGTACCCCTGGGAAGACCAGAACTTCTTGGCCTTTTCCCTGGCAAGTGCATCATACTTGTTGAAGATACTCTTCTGGAATGCTTTGTACATGAGTATTCCTGTTGTAGAAAAATGCTGAGTTGAAGCCCCGATGCCACTCACGATAGTAGTGAGATCGGAGCCTATAGTTGCATATGAAATCCCCCCTAAAAAAGGCTTGGTAGCCTTCATCAAAGGGTTCATTCATGGCTATTCACATTTCCGTAAACCAGTAGCTGGGTCATAATAACACGCTCCACCTTCATCAATGAAATTGTCTTTATCTTCTGGTTTTTCATCTACTACGTCTTCTGAAGTAGAAGCGTTTAGAATACCGTAGCGTTTCCCAGAAGCACGGAATGTAGTACAACCTGACGAACCTCCCTCGTATGCATCCATGTACACCTGTTTAAATTGTTCCCAGGTCACTTCATCACCTACGTTGCAGGTTTTGCTGCAAGCGGAATCAACATACTTTGATGCAACATTCAGAACCCGTACATGATCGAATACGGACAGTTCATCTGCGGTCTTACCTTTGACCCCAAACTCCCGGTATCCGTAGTCATCGACCCTCTCAATTGTAGGCCCATCAAACGTCTGGATGGTACGATCATAGAAGTGACTAAAGACAGGTTCGATGCCGCTGGATACATTATCTGCACTCAAGCTAATTGTTCCTGTAGGAGCGACACTTAGAAGGTGTGAATTACGGATACCATGCCGTGAGATCTTTTTACGGATATCCTTTGAAAGGGTTTGAGCAAATTCACTGGCTAGGTAGTCTTTATGAAATAAAGGGAATGCACCTTTTTCTTTTGCCAAGGTGATAGACGTTTCATAGCAGATGTCCCTGATAGTACCCATAATATCTTCTAGTACTTCGATGAATTTCTCTGACCCATAATCGTGGCCTAAAGCTTCAATAGCATTTGCTACACCAGTTACACCTAGCCCCATACGGCGGGTATCCTTGGCCTGTTTTTCTTGCTGCGGCAAAGGGTAAGTTGCACGATCAACTACGTTATCCATTGCCCGTACTACGCTTGGTATATCCTCTTTCAGCATATCCATGTCGAAGATGTACTTACCGTCTTCATGCGTACTAACAACATATTTTGTAAGATTGAATGATCCCAACAAGCAAGCACCGTAGGGCGGCAACGGTTGTTCACCGCAAGGGTTGGTAGCAACAATTTTCTCACAGTAATGAAGATTATTCTTACGGTTTATGCGGTCAATAAACAGGATACCTGGTTCAGCCCAATCCCAGGTGGATCTTAAAATATCGTCCCACAATGCCCGTGCATTCACGGTAGAATACACACGGTCTTCAAACACCAGATCAAATTGACCATTGGTCTTAACCGCTTCCATGAATGCGTCTGTAACGCCTACAGAAATGTTGAACCCTGTAAGTTCGGTACTGTTATTTTTAGCACGGATAAACTTTTCGATATCGGGGTGATCCACCCTTAAAACGCCCATTTGCGCTCCCCTGCGGTGTCCTGCGGAAGCAATGGTGTGGCATACACTGTCAAAGATCTGCATGAAGCTCAGGGGGCCACTAGAACGACTGTCTAAGCTCTTAATAAGCGCACCGTGAGGGCGAAGTGTGGAGAAGTCATACCCTATGCCCCCGCCAAGCTGCATGGTTCGAGCGGCTTGTTTAGCCGCATCCATAATACCTTCCATACTGTCTTCAATCGTACCTGATACGAAACAGTTATATGGAGTGACAGTTCGTGGTGCGCCCATTGCAGATTGGACACGACCTGCGGGTAAGAAACGCTGGTTGTACAGGATGTTTCTGAACTGATTGAAGTGTGGTTCATCATCTTTCAATGCTTCTGCCACACGGGTCATTGCTTCGTGGAAGGTTTCTCCTTCACTACGGTATTTATCTTTGTGGATCTGCTCGCTGATAGGTAATGTAGGCCCGTATGCATTTTTTAGCATTATATGCTCCCTTAGACTAAGTCTTTTAGATTTGGTTCTTGATAATTTGGCCCTTTGAGAACTTTTCCGTCCTCACGATAAATGGGCGCACCGTCATCATCCAATTTGCTCATATTGGACGCATGTACTCTGCGAATTGCTTCGTCTAAATCCCATCCAAATTCAGCCGCCATTCCGAATGAAACGTAGACTAAATCTGCTAGTTCTTTGACCATGTTTTCAGCATCTGTGGCTAACAAAACTTCGGCATATTCTTCTTTAATAAGCACAGTTCTAAATAGATCTGCGGCACTGCCTTTAGCCCACTCATGGTTCAATGACTGCCCATAAACACGGGCAAAATGCTTAACCATATCCAATGGTGATTTACCTAGATATGTATTAGGATCACGAAGAGCCTCAGATCCTTCATTGAAATATTCGTATCCTGGGGTCATTCTTCGTCCTCCAGAATATGGGCTTTTAGAAGTTCTGTTTTCAGACGGTTGATATACCAAACAGCCTTATCCAGATCTTGGATGCCGCCTTTGTACTCGTACCTCCAAAGATACTTCAGAGAGTTGCCTTGGCAGTATTTTTTGAACCCTTCAGGGCCAAGTGCTGCCTTGATTGCATCGATACATTCGATACCCGATTGGTTGTAATGCGGGGGGCTATTTACTGCATCCATCAGTTAAGCCGTTTCTTACCGTTGATAGAAACTACCTTGGCATCATCCATCTTATTGAGAAGTTCATCCGCAGGTTCAAAGCCACCTTCTTGTGAATCTAGTTCCTCAACATCGAATAAGGCGCTTCCGAAAACAGCCATTGTAGGAGAGGCCGTAGCCGCCATCATAGATAAACCACGAAGTAAGAAGAGCATGTAAGCTTCAGTCTCTTCATCAAGATCATCGTCAAAGTTTGCTATACTGGAAACGATGGTACTCCCTTTTTCATCAAGGGACATGACCAGAGCCACGGTGTTCATTTCTAAATCTTCTGCGTTCATTTTTTTATCCTTTGTAGCAAATCGAAAAAGTGAGAAGCATCCAAGACAACCAAAGGGGTTTGCCTGTCGGCTTTTATGACTGCGAGAGGTTCAGCACCTTTGGGACAATTGGCTTCCGCCTGTTCCATAACTTTGTAGATTGCGAAGCTTTTGTTGCTCTTGCATTCTACGCTGTAGGGAAAGAGTCTCCTGGCGGCAGGGGATAACTGAATATCCTCTCCGTTTTGCCCCATTCCAGTGGAACGGACATCATCAGGTTCTAACTTGGGGAACCTTCCCAGGATTTGATCTCTGACCCACTGTTGGTGCTTTCTCCCCTTCGCCTTTGCAGACGATGGTTTGATAGGCATTAGTCCTCGCTGACATACCATTTGAAGGGTGGATTGACTGCCGTACTCTCAGGCTGCGCCTTGTACTGAACACCGGGGTAGCAAGAAGTTTTAAAGTCACACATGCCGCAGTTATCTCTACTTAGATACTTACGCCCGGTGGGGGTTCTCTTGTAGCTATCCTCTATGGGATCAAAACAACGCTTAAACGGGGCATCACTGTCTAAAGTTCGTACTGTAGACTTTAGCTTATCCATAACGGCCTTACGTTCTGATGGGCTATTATCTGCGTCTACAACCATTACTTCACCGTTAGACTTGTTTACTACAATCCAACCACCGACAGGTATACTCTGCGCCTCTGAGTAGGCCATGAGTTGACCAACGTAACCAAAGTTATCAGACTTGCGTAATCCCCGGTATCCTTCACTCCACTTGTTAGCGAAAGCCCAGGGAGAACACGACTTCACATCAAACTCTTTACCATCGATTTGAACATCGTCCTCGCCCTTAATAGTCACGCCCTCAAGATCTAAAGAAACCTTCGCTTTACCGCCTGTGATATTAGCATCTGCTACTTTTAGTATGAGTGTCATAATCTCTTCGATCATGTACCCGTGCAGCATCTGCATTACAAAGTGGTAAGGTTTTCTAGAAGGTTCAGCCCCTGACTTCTGCATTTGCAGGACACATGCTGGTCTACCAACATTTGACCCACGAATTCGGAAATCTTTTGATCTAGGGGTGAGGCTTTTCTTTAGTTCCCGTTTGATATTTTCACCAACCGCATCA